TCTTGCTTAGTGTCTGTGCCTGGCACTATCAAGGTGTTTCAGATCCCAGGTCAAGCATCCAATACAAATCCATTGTATGTAGCTTTTATTGGTGAAGCTGCATCTGAGTGCTACTTTACTCTTGGTGAGGGCATCTAATGTCTGGACCTTCTCTTTCAGTTGGACGTGGTGAAAAGCAGTCTGTAAAGGCTGGCGGTGGCCTGACTGAAAAGGGTCGCAAGAAGTACAACCGTGCAACTGGCAGCAAGCTCAAAGCTCCGACCAAAGATTCCAAGAATCCTCGTCATAAATCATTCTGTGCTCGGTCTAAAAAGTGGACTGGTGAGCGTGGCAAGGCTGCTCGCAGGCGTTGGGGATGTCGGTAGAATCTCAGAAGCGTAGTCTGGCTAAGGCTGTCAGTTGGCGCATCACTGGCAGTCTTGATACTTTCATAATCTCTTGGCTAATTACAGGTCAGCCGCATCTTGCTGCTGGCATTACTGCTGTTGAGCTTGCAACCAAGATCAGCCTGTACTGGTTGCACGAACGTGTTTGGCTGAAGATTAAATGGGGTCGAGAATGAGCGTTACGGTGGTTATCCCAACAACGGGTGCGAGTACCATTTTTGATGCAGTCGATAGTGTACTCAATCAAGACTATGACACTGAGTGTATGGTTGTCATAGACGGCTTCGAGAACGAAGATAAGGTCTGGAATGAAATCTGGATGTTAGAAGACAACCCCAGATGCCATATAATGATCCTGCCTTACAATGTTGGTGCTAATGGTTTCTACGGACACAGGGTGTACGCAGCCATCGGTCACTTAGTAAACACAGATTATATCTGTTATTTAGATCAAGATAATTGGTTCGATGTTAATCATGTTAGTAGTCTTGTTAATGTTATTGACCGAAAAGGCCTTGATTGGGCTTACTCATATCGCAAGATCGTGGACAAACAGGGGAAACTGATCTGTAACGACAACTGCGAGAGCCTAGGTAAAACTACTCAGTTTGTTGATACCAACTGTTATATGGTGAGCCGCAAGGTTGCTGAGGCTATTGGGCATGTGTGGAACGGTGGTTGGGGTAGAGACCGTGTGTTCTACGAGGTTGCCAGCAAGTATTTCCCAAACTTTGACGGATCTGGGTTATATACGGTAAACTATAGGCTTGACGGAAATCCCGACAGCGTGAAGGCTGAGTTTTTTCTTGAAGGTAACAAGAAGAGGGCGTAATGGCTTTTGGTATAGATGATGCTATTGCGGCTGGCTTGAAGGTTCTTGACAAGTTTGTTCCAGATCCTGAGGCAAAGGCAAAGGCTGAAGCTGAGTTACGTTCTTCTTTACAACAATGGGATAAGGCACAGACAGATGTTAATGCAGTGGAGGCTTCTAACCCGAATCTATTCGTTGCTGGCTGGAGGCCTATGATTGGTTGGGTCTGTGCTTTGGCACTGGCCTATCAATATTTGGTTTGTCCTCTCGGTATGTGGATCGCTACCTCTTTACATTTGGCGGTAACAACGCCACCTAAGCTAGATGATAGTCTTTGGCAGCTCATGTTCGGTATGCTAGGCATGGGTGGTCTTAGGACTTTTGAAAAGCTAAAAGGGGTCACTAAATGAAAAATAACTTTGAACAGTGCTTGGCATTGGTGCTGCGGTCTGAAGGTGGGTTTGTTCAGAATCCTAAAGATCCAGGCGGTGCTACCAATCTTGGCGTGACTAAAGCTACCTATGAATCTTATGTCGGTCGCTCTGTTGATGCAGATGAGATGAAGGCGTTGACACCTGATACCGTTGCTCCGTTGTATAAGAAGATGTACTGGGACAAGGTGCGCAGCGATAATATCGCTCTTGGTTTGGATTATGCGTTGTTTGACTTCGCTGTTAACTCAGGCCCACGTCAGGCTACAAAGTTCATCCAGAACATTGCGAGTGTGCCTGCTGATGGCATGATGGGTGATCGCACTGTACAGCAGCTTGCAAATCTGGATGCTAGTGACTGTATTACAAAGTTGTGCAATGAGCGGTTGCAGTTCTTACAGCAGCTCAACACTTGGGATACGTTTGGCAAAGGCTGGCAAAAGCGCGTAGATGCAGTACAAAAACGCGCTCTTGATATGGTTAACGCTTCTTGAGCGAACGCACGATGTGGTTGTAAGAGGCCACAATGTGCTGCACATGATACATGTTAGTGCTGGATAGAAGTAAGAACTTAAAGGTTTCTCTATCCATCACTCTTCATCCTTCCAATGCATGTTAAGCAGCACACGCATAAAAAACCGATGCCATAAGTTAGGTTTTTTTTGGAAGGCAAAACGATAATGTCCAATGCAATAATATCCGGCTGTCGGCGGCGTAGGGATCAACCAAACCGTATCATCATCATTACCAATTCTCATTCTTTCAGTGCCGTCTAATTTAAACATCACTCTTTCTCCCCTAGTGCTTTACGGGCTACTACGCCGTCATCACCATCTTTCCAATCTTCCTCTTTTTTGTTGGCGTAATACCGCAACGCTTCCCGCAACCGTTCAATCTCGTCAGCGGCTTCTCCAAAACGACTACCCTGCTCTTTTGCGTTCCACCGCAACCATTCAACAATGTCCTCCATCACATCAACCTTCCATCAAATGCATATGTACCGTGATGAGACAATTGCACCCAAGGAGCTGCATAGATCTTGCCACCCTGCAAACGCCACTGCCGACAGAAATGATAATCCTCTGACAACAAACGCTCAGTCTCAGGCTCAATGCTTTCTGTAAAGTATTGCGTAATGCGTTCGCGTGGAGCATTTGCATTAGCAAGATCCACTACGTCATTGATGTAGCTAGGTGTTATGTCTTTCAACTCTTCAAACACTTTACGTTTGATGAGCATAAAACCTGTGCCACCTGCCCAGATCTCTAAGGGTTCCCCCACAGGAACAGTAACACTACCAGCATAATCGACAAGATTGAGCACCCAGCTGCCAGTATAATGCTTAAGATTGTTGACATCTTCTCCATTCTTGACACCTTTCTCAACCATCTGCCAGTTGATCTCTTTCTTAGGGTAGATGCCACAGATGATGTCCTTGTCAGCATCAAGCATAGGCAATACCTGATCGCCATAGAACTGGATGTCTGAGTCAATGAAAAACAAATAGTCTGCATCTGTTTTCATAAACTGGTTAACAAGTGCATTACGTCCACGAGTGATTAGGCTTTCGTTGACAAGCACACTGACCATTGCACTGTGCCCTGCTTGCCCAAAAACGGCTTGCAGGTTGAGTAGGCTAGTCATGTAGAGAGCGTTGCAAGCACCCCCGTAGCAAGGCGTTGCGATGAATATTTTAGCCATTTAGAAGACCCCTCATATTGATAACTGGTTGTTTGTTATAGACGAGAGCAAAGTGTTCAGCACACCAGCTCTTGCCTGCCATAGATCGTTTGCCGCAGACCCGTGTATTTTCAGCGTTAGGTTCCCCCTGAACCCACTTACACTGACGGTTATTTGTATATACAAAAAGAACCCCAGTCGTTTGTTTAGGAGGCTGCACCTCAATAATAGGCTTAACAAACAGTTGCTTAACAGGCTTTTCTTCAACCATCTGTGGCTTGCGAGGAACCCTAAGCGCAGGTTTCTTTGGCCTAGAGTTTGATAGTCCTGCTCTGTGTATGTAACCTATGATAGAGTTTTTAGTTCTATTTAGCTTGATAGCAATATCAAGTATTGTTGCACCCTTTTCGTGCATCTCTAACAAGATCCGCCTGTGTTCATCAGGCCATATAGCGGATGTGACAAACTTTCTTTTGTTCATGGCACTCTCGCTACATGTTGTTTTAGCTGCACAAGGGTTATAGCTTTCAGCTTAGACTGTATGTGTTTGGTTCGTTTATGTTTTTTCTGCGCGTCCTTGAGTTGCAGGATCAAAATCTCCCTCTCAGATAGAGGGCGGGGCTTTCTCAAGTCCCTTATAAACCTTTGTATTTTTAGCTTGGCTCTCGTAAACATTCATCAACTCCCAAAAATCTGTCAGACGCATGATGACGATTTCTTCTTCACGGTCTGCTTTTGCTATGACGATTGGTTTTTGTATGCCAGACGCAGCCTCAATGGCTTGATCTAGCCAGCCGTAGACACGCCCGATGCTGGCGTATCGTTTACATTCTATGAGCCAGCGAGCGAGGTTAATGTCCCCGCCGCTGTCACGAGTCTGGTTTAAGTTGCGAGCAGCGTCATACCCCATGCGTTTGAGTTCATTGACTATATCGCGCTCGAACTGGTGACCCTTATTGCGTTGCATTTTACCCATTAAATTCACGCTGTTTTTTTTGATGTTCTTCATAAAGTTCGTCCATAGCAACTAAGTCACCAAGACCATACATTCGAAATTTTTTCCCCACTGGCAAAGGGTCAACTTCTTCTGCAAATCTTTCAAACCTGTTAGCTTTTTCAACTTTTTTTAACGCAAAGGTTAAACTCTCGCCCAAGTCAATAAAGCTCCTTCCTTTGACACGGTGAAAATCTAAACCGACCTCCAAACAATCAGTAAATTCTCTAATGTCACACCAGTTTTTTTCACAAAGATGTATGACCCATTTAGAGATGCCGCTGTCATTTAATCTTTCTGCTATACGCAACCTTTCAATTTGATAATCAACCGTAAGGCACTCAAGACCATATTTTGTGACTGCCCATTGCCTGTTTGCATACATCACGGGCATACTAATTTTATTAGGCCAATTAAAATGCGTTATCATTTTTCGCTCCTCAAAATGGCACTTCGTTGTCATCACGAGTTACTGGGCGAGGATAGGCCTGTTGTTGCTGACCGTCTGGCTTCCAGTTGTTGACTTTAACGCTAATACTTTCCCATTTTTCCAAGTTATTCCAAGCAGATAGTTTAATCTCATCACCCGCTTTGTAATCTTGATCTAACACGAGAGTGCCTTTTAGGTCTGGCCCTTGTGGGTGTTTCTTGTATTTATCAATACGCAGTGTGCCTTTGCCTGGTTCTTTAGCCATTACATTTGCTCCAAAATATCTTTGTTGACGTTAGAAAGTTGCATCAAACGTGAAGTCTTTTCATCGTCTGTTAGTTTTTTAGAGTCCGAAATCCGGTCAGTCAGGTGCATATAAGCATTAGGCCAATTGGCCTCGTCGCACCAAACATGAACCTTGCGACCACCGTCTCCGTCTGGGATGTAAAGGGGAAACTTACCAGTCGTGTCCTCCTCGATCTCCTCAGCCAGCTCCATGTGTTGGATTTGCAAAGGTTCTTTGTAAGACTTGTCAAAGTCCATGACCTCCTCGACCGCATAGTGACCAAGGATGCAAGCAGGATAGACACGCCGCACACCTTCAGAGATCACCCGTGCAGCCAGCATAGCCCTAGGGTAATTCTTCCAGTTGTCTTTCTTGGCAAGCCCGATCTCATGTGCCTGCTTCAGCGTCCATGCAAGCGTAAGAGACCCGCCAGCAGCGTGTGAGAACGTCATCTCCACCTTCTCGTCAGTGTATGTGCCATACTCAACCTTGCCACCAGCGAGCTGAAAGCGGGCAAGAATGGCCTGAGACTTCAGAGCAGGACGACCCTGAATGATGTCGTATTCCTGCACAACCGTTGCTGGGTGCTTGTTCTCAGCCTGAGCCACAGCCATGATAGCCATGACCTGATCCTCAGACTTAAAACCATAAAACCCTGACTTAACAATGGCTTGCGCCATAGACTTCATGTCGTTTACCGGAACTAGATTACTCATCTTCGTCTTCCTCTTGATCTTTTAGCAGCTCAATGTCGTAAACCTTTGAGATAAAATCAAAAATATCTTTCAAAGGAAAATGTGCTGCTGATGACTGATGGTTGTTTGTAACGATGACAACCATGTCACCATCGCCACAATCGCAAAATGTCAGCATTGAGTTTGTTTTGTCGTTAAATAACCGAACCTCTGTCTTCATCATTTTACTAAAAACCTCCGTGATCCTGCTGTTTCATCCTTGTATTGCTCATACAGTTTAGGATTTTCCTGCTCAAAACGCTTTGCGTTGAACCGTTTAGATGCCTTAGCGGTCTTCCATGTGACCAGAATATCACCAGCCACGTTGACCAGCTCTGCCTTGTCACCCATGAAAGACATCAATCGAGCCTGAGCAATCTCTTCCTTGTTCTCAAGCTCTTTGATCCTGACCTTAATGTCCTTCAAGGCTTCGCAGTATTCCTCAATCACCTTGGTAGCCATGATGCTGGTGCCATCGTCCTTGCGGTAAATGTTCTGAGCCTGTTCGACAGTCTCTGGGCTTGGCAGTTGACCTGTCTTGTGCATAGCCCACCAGCCAGCAGCACGCTGGATAAAGTCTGACTTCATCTCAGGCGTAACGTCTATGCGCCACCAACGGAACCGCTGACCACCGAACAAGACCGCAAAGTAAATGTGGTCTACGTCAAACACGGTTGCTTCGTGTATGCACTGCACAATGTCCTGCTCAGGCAGCTTCGTCCAGTGATCGTCCATGTCTGGGTATTTTTTAAACTGGTGATCGCCAAAGTTCTTAACCTCCAGCAAGCCCTTGTCGCCTGTCCAGAAATCACCATGCGCCCGCAGCCACGGCTCTGTTGAGTGCTGACCTGCAATGTCTAGGTCTCTGACGCTGATGCCTGTCTGCTCTTCCCACAGACGACCGATAGCACCTTCGAGATAGATGCCCATCTGCACGGCCTCTATGCCTGACAGGTCTGCTCGTTCTTTCTCGCCACGCTTCTCAAGCAAAACGTCCAGCAATTGCCCTGATACAGCTCGACGGCTGTCAGTTGCCCACCATGCGCTTTGTCTGTCTTCTGGGGCAAATCCTTCCCCGATAATATGACCACCACTTGCCATGTTATGCCTCTCCTACTGCTTTGCCGTTTTTAATATCAAAAGCGGCTGATTGAATATCAACTTGTAGAAGGTGCAAACCATGCAAAGTATCAGCAAAAACCCCAACCACCTCACGAGGCAGCAAATGCGGGTGTAACGCATAAAGCCCGTGCTTGGCCTGTTCCAGCACAGTGTGCATGTTGCTCAAATGCTGTAGGTTTTGCTCAATATCTTTTTTCATAGTGTGACCCTCTAGGACTATCTTATTATATTAAGTTATTAGCCCTGTCAACCAAGTTGCTAAAATATTTTAATTGTGCTAAAAAATAAGTCCCTTAACTTAAACATGGAGACTAGAATGTCCGACCAACTTGTTAGAAAGTCTATGCTTTTTCCTGAGACACTATGGACTGAAATTGAGGATTTCCGTTTCGACAATCGGATCAAATCTGATGTTGAGGCTATTAGACTTTTGATGAAGGCTGGCTTGCATTTTATTAAATTGCAGCAAGACGACCAGTTTGCACAGGCTGAACAGGAAGCTGTCGAGAGGCTTAACGCACAGGGGTAAAGCTATGCGGTGGTTCAGGCTTTACGATGACGTTCTTAACGATCCAAAGGTTCAGAAGCTGAGCGGTGAAACGTTCAAGCTCTGGATCAACGTGCTTTGCATAGCTAGCAAGCATGGTGGCGTTCTGCCTAACCTTGACGATTTGGCGTTCCAACTACGTCTGCCAACACTGGTTTGCAAAACGGAAATAGACACGTTGAAAGCGGCAGGATTGATAGACGGAGACAAGAAGCTAAAGCCTCATGGTTGGGAGAAAAGGCAATATAAATCAGACACTTCTACTGAGAGGGTGAAACGTTTCAGGGAACGTTACAGTAACGTTGCAGAAACGGTGAATGAAACAGGACCAGATACAGATACAGAAACAGATACAGAAACAGAAACAAAACAGAATATAAAAAGAGTTATATCGCCGCGAGGATCGCGTCTCTCACCAGACTGGCAACCATCCTCTGAAGAGCAAGATTTTGCTCGGCAGTTGGGGATTGATCCCTACACGGAGGCTGATCGCTTCAGGGACTACTGGACGGCGCAAGCCGGACAGAGGGCTAACAAGGCCAACTGGACAGCCACTTGGCGCAACTGGTGTCGCAACGCGAGACCGACAAAACCCACAGCATCCACAATGGCGAGCGAGTTGCTCGCATGGGCAAAGGAGAAAGATGATGAGCAACG